CCTTTGCACTCGCAAAACAGAAACGGAATGTAGCGCAGTTGGTAGCGCACTACGTTCGGGACGTAGGGGTCGGGCGTTCGAGTCGCCTCATTCCGACACTGTAAAGGATAAGCCACTGAACTTCAGTGGCTTATCTCATTTTTAGCAAATCCGCCGGGACGAAATCGGGACGGGAATTATTAACCATTTGTTTCTGCTGTTAGCAAAAACAAATAAAAAAAAATGTCCAAAATCCAAGAAATCAAGAGTTACACACCACCTGTATTACATACGGGTAAAGACTGGTACATTGACTTTTACGCATTCAATCCTGTTGACGGAGTGATGAAACGGAAAAAGATCAAACTGAACTTCATCAAATCCGTTAAGGAAAGAAGGGCATACGCCAAAGGATGCATCAACAGGCTATCAGAAAAGCTCGCAACAGGATGGAATCCTTGGATTGAGCAAGAATGCGGCAACGCCTTTCTACTGTTCAAAGATGTAATAGACAAATACCGCACTTTTCTCGCCAAAATGCAAAGAGATGGGAGATACCGACAAGAAACGATCAAATCTTATAGCTCCTACCTTCGTAATATGGAAATTTTCAATGAAGAGAAAAAGGTCCCTATCACCTACATTTACCAATTTGATAAGGATTTTTGTGTCATGCTGCTTGACGAAGTGTATATAACTAGGGATAACACTGCATTTACGCGCGATAACTATCTCGGTTTTTTGAAGTCTTTTTCCACCTTCTGTCTGAACCATAACTATTTAACACAGAATCCGACAGCTGGGATCAGTAGTCTGGGAAGAAAAGGGAAAAAAAAGCTACGCAACATCCTACCGCCGGAAACACTTGCAAAAGTGAGCGACTACTTAAAGAGCCATAGCCCCTATATGTTGCTGGCAAGCTATATTCTATACTATTGTTTTATCCGACCGGCGGAAATGGTAGGATTGAGATTAAACGATATAAGTTTGAAAAAGCAAACGATATTCGTATCAGACAATATATCAAAAAATCGCAAAGATGGCACTATTACATTACCATCAAAAGTCATACATCTCATGTTGGACCTGCACATTTTCAACAATCCCGGTGAATATTATTTATTTTCTGACGGTTTTCGTCCCGGTAAGACAAAAAGATCTGAAAAAATGTTCCGGGACTGGTGGGCACATCATCTCAGAAAAGATTTAAAGCTTTCCGCCCAATATAAGTTTTATTCCTTAAAAGATACAGGTATAACGAATATGTTACGACATTATGATGTGTTAAGCGTACGTGACCAAGCTCGCCACAGCAGTATATTGATGACAGATATTTACACGCCTCATGATATACAGGAAGCCAATGATCTTATTAAAAATTATCAAGGAGATTTTTAGTAAGCAGATATCAAGCGGTTACCCGTCACGGGCCCGCTTGACATTATAAAAAAGTAAAATATGAGATTTTATTTATTATCCTCAATCTTCGCTCTGATTTGTTGAAGTAGTCTAAAAGCTCCGGCCATCTTATAGTTGCCCAAACATTGCTTAGCTTGCATGATACAGGATTCAACAGTAAGCTTCAAATCCGGTGTGAAAGCGGATTTGTCTATCTGCATTTCTTTAGGAAGTTCATCAGCATGGTTGTTAAACCATACGATCATTTCATTCAATTCCTCTTCGGAATAAGATTCTTTTTTTTCAGCCATAATACATAAGTTAATGTTAGTTCCGGCAAAGATAACAAAAAATAGCCCCGACTCATCACGAGCTGGGGCAGTTCAATTTATAAATTTAAAGTCTTATGATGAAGATTGTCTGTTGCGCCAATGCTTTACTATCAGCATAACGACAATCAAAACGGTTACACAAACACAGGCAAAACCAATTTGTTTAAGCAAAGTGGATTCTTTTTTATCCTTTACCCCTTCAGTCTTGGTTTCTTCATGTTTGGTGGAAGTGGCTTCCTTGTCAACTTTCACCTCCGTACTATCTTTGGTTGCAGTTTCCTTCCTTTTATTCTTGCTGAAATCACCTTCTACATGTCCGTCAGCCAATAACGGAGGTTTCCCAGTCAGACTGTCGGGCGGTTTTCGAGTATCATAGATACGGAAATCAATTACATAGCTGCCATTAGTGGTTATCAGCTCTCTTAAAGAAGTAGCAGACCCATGTACGATATTGACCGATTCACTGGCGCTATCTTTGCTGATTACTTCTACATCGGACTTGACAGCCTTATGCGAGCTGCCACATGATCCGAACAACAGGAACAAACACATGAAAGGAGCCAGCAATATATGCCGGCTTACCCAGTTCATAACTCTAACCAACATAGTCTACAACTTAAGAACTTGCATCCTGTTATCCCCGTCAGCCCGATAACTGACGTGCACCCAAGCGAAGTTAGACTCGTCAATCAATTGATCATAGGGCAGGTTCTTGCGGATATATTCAAATAACAGCTTGTTTTGCTGTCTGTCTCCAGTGTCAATATCAGCAGCTTCCCCCTTCATGTGCTGCGAGGTCTTACTTCCCCTAACGGCCGCATTAAGTTCCGGACAGCGATAGCCACTGTTTACTGTTATTGGCTTTCCCCACCATGTGCGTAACGGATCAAGCACATTATCTACCAAGGCAGTCAGAGCAGTCACATGCTCCTGTCTGCATCTGTTGTTGATACCCAAGCGGTCAGCAGTCGTTGACTTGCAGAGTTCCGCAATCGTAAAAAACTTCATTTCTTATCCTCCTTTTTGTTTTTTCATAAAAAGAATATAGCTATATTTGCACAAAAACATAGCATGTTTTTTTCATGTAATAGAACTGAGTTTACCGGTCTGGCGAGGCCGGTTTTTCATTATTCCTACTGATTGCCCCCTGTCCCTCATCAAACAGTATCTGAGCCACCATCCTGGCAATATCATCCTTGTTCTCGATGATCACACTCATTGTCTTTTCTGCTTTGCGCAACTCCGCTTTCTCCCATGATTTTTCACGAACTGATTTAAACTCACAGAAAATGCAGTAACCCGTCCAAATCATTGAAAAAACAGGAAAGGGGATAACCACACAGCATAACAGATCAATGAAGCACAACTCTATAAATGGAGTGAAATACTTCTTCGCCTTGATGGCTGTTTTCTTATACCCCGTGGATGTTCTTGCCTCCCCGCGTTGTTTGGCCTTCATTATTCCTGAGACCAGATCCACGAACATTGCGCCGATAGTGGCTGCGATACACAAGGCTATCAGTACAATGTGTATCATCATGTGCTCGTTGATAAAATTGTAAATTACGTCTTTCATTACTTTGTCTTGATTATAAAATATATTGTTCCAAAGATATGTCTATTTACTTGCGTCATTGTTGCAGAATTACTTAAATCCATTGCCACGATATGACAATAAAAAAAGAGCCCGATGACAATATTTATTGCCATCAAGCTCCTGGTTACACAGCAAAGATAGTGAAAACTATTCCATATTCAATTCATATTGAAAAAAATAATCAGGAGCAATATTTCGATTATCCGAAGAATTTAAAGAGTCACAATATTAATAGAAAACAAATAGGATTCATGAAATCTACCGGTTGTCTATAAAATCAGATGTTCTTAAGCCTTTATCGGGAAACATCTTTACTTTTTTCCTTTTCCTTTGAACATTTTTCAAGTCACGCACAATGGTGCTGGAAAGTACCTCCGAATAAATCTGTGTGGTCTTGACGGAAGTATGTCCGAGCAGCTTCTGGACTGTTGTAATCGCAACTCCCTGATGAACCAGCAGGGTGGCACAGGTATGACGGCTCACATGGTAGGTTATCCGTTTTTTGATACCACACAATCCGGCCAGCTTTCGAAGCTGCTTATTCACTTCCGAGTTACAGGGTAGGGATGCAAGACTACCTATATCCGGATAACGGTCAAGAATGCCCAATGCCCTGCTTTCAAACAGCAGATGCAACGGCAGACGGATTTCCACCCCTGTCTTAACGGACGTGAAGTGTAACCAACGCTTACCGTTTACCTTGATAAAGTTGGCCGGAGATAGCTGGCAGAAGTCAGAATAGCGCAATCCGGTATAACAGCAGAACAGGAAGGCATCGAGCACATGGCGCATGGATTCCTCTTCCACCTCGACCGTTTCCAGCTTCTTCAGCTCGTCCGGGGTAAGAAACTCATGTCTGCCTTTCTCCTGTTTGATTTTGTACTTTCTGAACGGATAAGCGTCGGCGTGCATATATCCCTGGTTGATTGCCTCATTGACCAAGGTACGGAGCTGTCTCATGTGCTTGGCTATCGTATTGACCGCATTGCCCTTTTCTCTCAAGTATTGCTCAAAATCACGAAGGAATGTATAGGTAAGATCCTTGAAGTCCAATCCGGAACGGAAATCATGCAGGACCGCCAGTGTCGAGTGCAGGTTGTCCTTGGTGGACTGCTTCTTGTCCGAATTGTCAATGGCTGATTTGGCGAAAGTGGAGAAGCTGATATTCACGGCACTTTTCTTCTTGACAGCATCCTTCAGCAGTGAGAGTGTGGCAGGTATTCCGCGCTTCCAATACCCCAATTCTATGCCTTGCAGATACAGGATGTATTCATAGAGCATTGCGTTGAGTTCGTTAGATTGGTGGTGGTTAATGACTTGTGCCCCCCTCACGGCTCCAGCACTCCGGTTTGAGGTAAACATTGGTCTTCAGGTAGATTTTCCTTTGGTTCAAATAGGCTTCAACCTGTACAAGAGCCGTGCCCTGCCTGTTAAGTGTGTTCTGGCGGTTATATACAAGACGGTATCTGATTTTATCCATTTTTCCGCAAAGGTGCGAAAAGATTAATGGAAGAAAGGTATCAATGTGGAACATTTCCACATCATCCCACACTATATGAGGATTTTTTCCATTTCACATATAATTAGTAAAATATTAACCAACTGATAATCAGATTAGTTATTCTTTTGGCATAAAAATTGTCCTATCATTATCGTAAAACAATAACCATTAAAAATATAAGATTATGAAAAAATTTTTTGTTGCAGTAGCATTGGTAATGGGATTAGGAACAACAGTGGCATTTGCCGAAAATTTGACCTCAGGTGTTGAAACAGTCATGGCAGTAAATGACTTCACCCCTATTGAAGTGAAAGACCTTCCGGCAGCGGTAACGGAAGCAATCGCCAAAAATTTTGCGGAATCAACCGTCAAGGAAGCGGCGGTGGAAGCGGCAGAGGATGGCAGCAAGACCTATCAGGTTGTTCTGACAGACAAGGAGGGAGCTGAAAGTACGGTGTTCTTCAATGAGAAAGGTGAAATACTGAAATAATATATTTTGCGTCTTTCTTGATAAAGAACTGAATTTGCCCTCATAAGAAGAGAACAGTTCTTATCAAAAGATACAGGGTCTTTATAAATAATTTCATTCATAAAGATTGTCGTTTTTTACTAATATTGAACCGTTTTTACAGGAGCAACTGTCCGAGATGAACAGTTGCTCTTTTTAATTTTTATGTTGCCGTTCATAACTGCCAGTACATTGTGAAAATCTATTTTAAGTATCCAATAGTTTGGCAGAGAAAGATGAGGTGTCAAAACACTGACATACCCTCATCTGTAATGCGAAATTAAATCAAAAAATATACCTATAGTTTCCAATTACCTTATCAACTTTGCCAACATTTGAAATAGGTTCATTGGAGCAAACAGTGACACCATCCACAACCAAAGTGAATGATTTTTCTTTGCTGGTCATGCTCTCAGACACCTCACCGTTATATCTGTCATAACTATCCAATCGTGATGCTGGAGATCCCGATGTGACTGCAAAGGTGTAATTTTCCTCCCAAGAGTCGTAATTTCCTCTATCATCTTCCCGTTCTGTGATTTCAACACCATAAACAGTGTAAGTCGCTGAATGACCTGAGGTAACAGAAACAGATCTGGTTAATTGTCCCATTAAAACTTCATCTTTGAAAGAGACATTTATAATCGTAACAGATTGTTTAAAGTTCGCCTGCAAAGTACTGTTCGGACTGTCAGAATGTAATATTAGATTTCTGAAATGTCATCATTGGATGATTTTACATTTCTAACAAATTCCATCCCCCTGATAAAATTCTCCGTGAGATTCTTTTTTTCCTCTATTTCCTGTTCCATCCTTTTTATGGATGTCCGGAAGAAAAAATCTATCAGAAATTCATCTGTACGCTCTTTTTTGATATATTTTAAGGCGGTGATATATTCCTCTCTCTGCGAACCGGGGATTATCAGCAGCGGCTGTTCTTTTTTGAGCAATATAAAATTGGACATCAGACGTCCCAGACGACCGTTTCCGTCCCGGAAGGGATGCAGATATTCATAAAATCCATGAAATCTTGCCGCGATGATCATCGGATGGATCTTCCCGGAGTCCAGGACCTGCTGGGTGCTTTGCAACAGGCGGGGAACCTGCTTTATCAGCTGCTCATGGTCCCCAAATATCGTATCACCGGCACACATGTCCACTGTTGTATATTCTCCCGGGTTGGACGGTATTTCATCGTATTGGGTCTTGTAAGAGAGGGTATGTTCCGTCAGCAGCCGGTGGGTTTCCTTCAGGAGTTCCTCGGTCAGCGGCCTGTCCAAATTCTTCAGAAGATATTCATAAGCCTGGAAATGATCCAGGATTTCAAATGCCTCCAGCAAGGTCTTGCCTTTGGGGATCATGCCCAGCCCTTTTTCTTTCAAGGTGCGGGTCTCATCCACTGAAAAACTGTTCCCCTCTATAGCACAGCTATGCGCCGAGAATAGAATTTCATTGTATTCTATAAAATCTTTCCTGCTCAGCTTCTCAGATACAAGTTCCTTGTACCGGTTCACTAAAATATCATATCGGGAAATCAACTTGTCCTCCATATCAGTACCATTTTTTGCAAAGATACTAAATCTGACCAATATAACCCTGCATTCTATATGTAATTCCTTGATAAAAGTGTGATATCATTACTTTCCCCGCCCTACTTGTAGATACTAATTGAAAAGTGCGCTGTATTCTAATTGAAAAGAGCTCCATCCATAACTTGTTACAAAATTACTATAAGTTTAAAATATTCATTTAT